GCTGATTTTTTCTCTCGAATTAAACCAGAGTCTGCTTTGCGACCAGAAAATGTGGCTGAAGTAGAGAGGAGAGAGAGTGGTTTCAATATGTGGAAGAAAGAGTATGTTAAGCCAAATTTGGGTGGTGATATTATCACAGCTACTCCGGACAATCTTGTACAAAATTTGATACGCTCTCGTTCTTTGGTTCGCATACGATGGGAAGGTCGTGATCATAATGGTGTTGAGAAGACGTCTTGGACACACGGCTTATTCTTATGTGACAAGCATTTATTAACCGTAGATCATCATTGGAAGAACTCAAATGGTGAGTATAAGCAACAAATGCATTACACTACCTTTAGTGGACCTCCAGATGATAGCGCTCGTCAAAGGGAGCATATGGTGCATTTCTCACATAGTATTAAAGTACCCGGTCATGATTTACGTATTGTTTACGTTCATGATTCCGGGAGCATGCGGAACATACTCAAATGGTTCCCAGTGGAATCTGTATCTCAGTGTGTAGTGACTTTATTGACTCGAACTGAAGACGGCAGTGTTATACAACTAGCCGGTCGTACAGAAGGCGAGCCACAGAAAATCCAATATGGTGCGGCATATGCTGGCGATTTTTTCGGACAAGTGATTTACGGCAATTCTGAAACTGTGTTGCGAACTGAAGATGGCATGTGTGGTTCACCATGGATTGCCCATACCAAGGGACCTTGTATCCTTGGCATCCATACGGCAGGTCAGGGATCAGGACCTAATAAGAAGGCTTTTATGAGCTTTGTTACTAGGAAGGAACTCAGCGATGCAATTGGTAAATTTGAACACATGGTTGGTGTTTTAAAAAGATTCGATCCCAGTCCGGAAAGTGACGTGATTTATGGTCGAAGGGTGATTTCTGATAATGAAGTACACCCTAAGTCTTTTGTGAACTACATACCCTCACCCTCCTATTCTGTGTTGGGCAGTTGTGAAGGCGGTGTTACGCCAAAAAGTCATGTTGTCGAACACCCATGGTCTCAAGATGTGTCTGAAATTTTTGGTTATTCGAACAAGTGGGGACCACCTGCTTTTAAAGGTACACAAGAAGGTGAAGGCTATTGGAAACCATGGTATGACACGATGTGTAAAGTGGCTAAACCATGTCTTGGTTTTCCTGGTGAGTTAGTCCATAAGAGTATTATGGATTACTACAACCAGATATCACCACTCTTTCAAACCGAGTTAGCGTACGAGAGATGCGTTCCTCTAACGCCTCTGCAATGTATTAACGGCATACCTGGACGTAAGGGTATGGAACACATTAATTTCAAGAGTTCTCCAGGCTTCCCATTAACAGGGGCTAAGGAGAAATGGACCACCCAGTTAGAAGGCGAGTTAGAAGGTATTCACAATCCCAAGGATTTAGATCCTATGTTTTGGGAAGAAGTGGAAAGGATTAGAAAGCATTATCGACGAGGTGAGCGATACCACCCCATCTTTAAGGCTTGTCTTAAGGATGAGGCTAAAAAGAAGGGTTCAGCTAAAGTTCGACTTTTTTATGCTGCACAACTTGCCTTTGTGCTTGAAATACGTCGTTTATTTCTACCCGTCTGGCATATATTTGCTATCAACCCTCTGGAATGTGAACAAGCTGTGGGTATAAATTGTTCGGGTCCAGAATGGGAAGAATTAATGCAGCATATTGAACAATTCGGAAAAGATAGAATTGTTCCAGGAGATTACAAGGAATACGATAGTCGTATGAGCGCTCAATTAACTCAGGCCACGATGTGGCTCTTTATCAAATTTGCTGAGTTAACTGGCAACTATAGCCCGGATGATATACTCATAATGCATGGATTGGCTAATGATATGTGCAACCCCAGAGTCGCAGTTAACGGCACAATGGTTGAACTTGTTGCCAGTGGACCATCAGGTACTCCTGGTACAGTTCAGATCAATGGTGTTAATAATAGCTTGTACGCTCGTTTATCATATTTTGCAGCTGGTAATACAGGCCCCTTCAACAATGATATAGCCTTGACAACATATGGCGATGATAACATGGCGGGAGTTAATGGAAGATGTAATTGGAATTTTCAAATTCATAAAACTTTCATGGCACTTCATGACATAGTCTACACTACACCAGATAAGGATGCGGACAAAATTGTTGATTTTTATCACATTGATGATGTCGATTTTCTTAAAAGGAAAAGTAGCTATATTCCAGAACTGGGGTGTAGAGTTGGAGCATTAGAGATTGAAGATTCCATTATGAAACCCTTGCACTGTGGAATTCAGAGTAATGAAGACAGTAAAGTTGTACTCAGCTCTATCATAGATGTAACTTTATTTGAAAGCTTTTTACATGGCCGAGAAATTTATGATGACATGAAAGAGAAGCTCGATCTGTTGGCTGTTCGATACGGAACAGCTGCAGATGGTCTGCGTAAAAGTTTTGATGACCGTGTCCTTGAGTGGCATCAAAATTACACCCGTGAGATTTAATACACGGGAAAACCCGTCCTGGGGTGACGTTAAAAGCCCAGGGAGTTCGCACTCTCCCTACTATTGTGAAGCAAAGGCGCTACATGTATTGGATACCGATTATCTGTATATTTACATATCTATTTTGTTTAATTAGGCTTGCATGTTGAGTTTTCTCCCTCGTGAGAAACCCATATTTATGGGTGGTGGTTTTACCCACCGCGTATATGTATATATCTTAGTGCTTCGAGTTGTGCCTAAGATGAATTATAAATTGACTCACTTTACATGAACAAAACAATTTTTGTGGTGTAGCTCATATCCTTAATGAGTTAGAGGTGGATGCCTCGCAAATTTTACCTGAAGCTGGGTTAGCAGAGAATATTTCACCTGCAGAAGAATCCACGCAACAGGTGCTCCAGTTCAGCGATGATGTTACTCACCAAGGTGAACAAGTACAATCTGATATGGATGTCACTTATAATGCAGGTGGAACTGGCAATGTGTCACTGGAGCAGTTCTTTGAACGTCCAATTATTGTTTATGAGACTAATTGGGCAGTAGGAGCTAATCTGACATTTGACTTTAATCCGTGGAGCCTGTATTTTAATAATGCGCGTGTGGTGAATAGGATCTCTAATTATAAGTTGCTTAATTGCAAATTGCATGTTAAGTTAGTACTTAATGGAACTCCCTTTCACTATTCACGCTTATTGGTGTCTTATACTCCACGATCTGGGACAAACACTTTGGGCCCGGAAAACAGGGCGCTAGTTTCTCAGGATGCTATCGGTGAGTCTCAGAAGCCACATTTCTTTGCTAATCCTACTAAGAGCGAAGGCGGTCAATTAGATTTACCTTATTTTTATCCCTTTAATGCACTAGACGTCATTTCTGCCGAATGGAGTCAGATGGGACAAATCTTTGGGCGCAGTTTGTCATCGTTGCAGCATGCTAATGCAGGTACAGATCCCGTATCTTTACGCTTTTTCGTATGGGCAAGTGATGTGAAGCTTAGCGTTCCTACAACTTTGGAGCCTGCTACAATCACCCCACAGAGTGATGAATATGACTCCAAACCCATATCTGGTCCCGCCAACGCTTTGGCATCAGCAGCTTCATTTTTACAGAATGTACCTATTGTTGGTCCATATGCTCGTGCAACCACGATTGCAGCGGGTGGTGTAGCCAATATTGCCAAAATTTTTGGTATGTCTAAACCCACCCATTCTGATGAGACTTGTCCAATGAGTTTGAAGAGTGGCTCCTTAGCTAACACCATTGGTGTGGACGCTTCGGCGAAACTCTCTCTGGACCCCAAACAAGAAGTCACGATTGACCCGCGCACTGTTGGTTTGTCTAATGTGGATGAGATGGTTCTTAAACCTCTTGCTATGCGAGAGAGTTATTTGACAACATTCTCTTGGGAAGCTACCGATGCGCCAGATGCATTATTGTTCAATTCGTTTGTCACCCCAACTTTATTCGCCTATAATGGGGATGAAATCCATCAAACGCCGATGTGTTGGGTTTCACGTCCTTTTAAATATTGGCGTGGAACAATTAAGTTCCGTTTTCAAGTGGTGGCAAGTTCCATGCATCGTGGAAGATTGCGGTTGAAGTACGAACCTAGTGCATCTGTTATTGTGCCAGGTGATGAGTACAACACTGCATTTACACGGATTGTTGACATTGGTGAAGATTCTGACTTTACTATTGAGGTTGGTTGGGGCCAACAGGCTTCATATTTGCCTGTTAATGACTTCGGACTAACCGAGCCATTTAGTGAGTCAGCCCTCACAGTGCCAGATGGAGTGGTTAACGGTCTATTACAAGTATTTTGTGTGACAAGATTGACCTCACCAAGCACTGCTGGTCAAACCATCACTGTCAATGTCTTTGTGTCTGCTGGTGATGATTTTGAAGTCATGGATCCATCTGACGACAATATCCGTAATTTAACGTGGATCTTGCCGGATGTTATCCCAGAATCTAGCCAATCAACGCAGATTAATAGCATTTCGTTAGGTTTGGATGATCACAATTTTGATCCACACCATGTAGTTTTCCATGGCGATCCCGTAGCATCTTGGCGCCAATGTCTTAAAAGATATTGTTACCATAGTATGTATTCTGAAGGTTCTGGTTCACCACCAGAGGCTAGGAAATTAGTGATCTTATCACATGCGGCATTTCCAAATTATCGTGGAGATGACCCAACTGGTATTTATACCACCACTAATGGTAGAGTTAATTACTCAATGATGACGCTTATGAATTGGGTCGTTCCTGCCTATTTAGGTGTGAGGGGCAGCATTAGATGGAAACATATATGGAGAAACAATAGTTTGGCGGATTTCTTGAATGTGTCTCGATCACCAGAAGTTTCTAGTTTTACTTCGGGAGAGATACCCTATGATAGAAGCAATGGAGCCATCGTGACAGCAAACAATGTTTTGAACTCGTGGAGTGGGACGGCCATTACGGCAGGTCAATACAATCCAATTATTGAGATTGAAGCTCCATTTTATTCAAACAAGAGATTCTACAATGCAAGAAATGGTAGGATCAACACCGCATATGAAGGCGACTTTATCACTTTTTCAGTGATAACAAATGGCGGTGGATCATTAGAAATGATGAATTTTGTCGCAGGAGGAGAAGACTTTTCTACTTTTTTCTTCCTCAGTATCCCAGTCTGTTGGAAGCAAACAGTCCTACAGAGTTAGGGATAACACTAGAGTGGTACAAGGGTACCACGAATCGTGGGAGTGACCCCCACGTCACCGGTGAATAAAGGTGTGAACAGTGCTCGCTAGAGCTTGAGATATTATAGTTAATATAGGTTTTAAGGGTACTGTTACCCGGAATTTTCCTGTATTAAAGTAGTGTCACAAGTTATGACGGTGGGCGTTAGG